GAATTGGTCCGAAGCATCAACCGTTGGCGAATATCTGTGTGTTGAAGCATACGCTGCATTAGATCCTATCACATACACTAAAATATTCAATGACAGAATGGTGAAGAAATATTTTACCGCTCTACTTAAAAAGCAGTGGGGAACTAACATGCTCAAGTATGATGGTATTCAATTACCTGGCGGAGTTAGTCTAAAGGGTGGAGAGATATATCAACAAGCCGAACAAGAGGTAGAAAAACTTGAAGAACAGATATTAGGACAATACGAACTCCCAGTAGATTTCATGACAGGGTAATACATGGCAACAAATCCATATTTCAATTTTAAGAGTTCTTCTCCAGAACAAAACCTAATGGAAGATCTGACCATCGAAGCAATCAAAACGATGGGTATGGATGTTCTATATCTCCCTAGAGAATACGTCAAGAAAGATCTTCTCTTTGGTGAAGATATATTAAGTAAGTTTACTAAAACATATGAGGTAGAAATGTATCTTCAAAGTTATGATGGCTTTGAAGGAGAGGGTGATATTCTTGCCAAGTATGGTTTAGAAATTAAAGACAAGGTTAGTTTGGTTGTTTCACGAAGAAGATTTATGGATGAGGTTGGTAATCTAGAATCAATCAAACGACCCAGAGAAGGAGATTTGATCTACTTCCCAATGGGTAAATATTTGTTTGAGATAAACTTTGTTGAACACGAAAATCCTTTCTATCAATTAGGAAAGAATCAAACGTATCTAATTCAAGCAGAACTATTCACTTACTCACTAGAGAATATTCAAACTGGTGTTTGTGGACCTGATTCGGTTACACAATTACAGAAACTATATGCTAAAGAATTTACTACAGGAAATGTAGTTACATCTGGACCTGGTTTCTATCGAGGAGAAACTGTTTATCAAGTTGCAGGTGTTAGTGGTGCTGGTGCTACATTAGGTATTGCGACATCAACTGGTACTGTAATTGATTGGGTTAGTACAACCAGTAAACTTACTGTATCAAGTATATCTACTGTTCCGTTTGAAGCAGGATCTACTGAAACTGTTAAGGGATCACAATCTGGTTCTGAATATATCTTGTCAGGAATAACATTAACTAACTTGGTCATTCCAGAGAATATAATATTAAATACACCATCAGGTGATGCAAATACATTCGGTGTTGAGCAGCAAGGAGTCCTTGACTTCTCAGAAACAGATCCATTCAGTGAAGGACGATATTGATGTTTAGTACATACTACAATGCCGCAGTAAGAAAATTAGTAATAGGGTTTGGTTCTCTTTTTGATAACATCACTATACAGAGAATCAATAGTTCAAACCAACAGGTAGATCGGATTAGGGTTCCGTTGGCATACGGACCATCTGAAAAGTTTTTAATGAGGTTAGATAATCTTAGTTCGATAAATGAAGATCAAACTAAACCACAAATTACTTTACCTAGAATGTCATTTGAGATTACTGCGATATCATATGATTCTACTAGGGCAAAGAATAGATTAAACACAACTTCTTCTGCGATTTCTGAAGATGGTAGTGTAACTTTTTCATACTCAGAAGTTCCTTATAATGTTACATTTTCTCTATATGCTATGGTTAGAAATATGGATGATGGTTTCCAGATTATGGAACAGATTCTTCCTATGTTCTCTCCTGATTTTACTATCACAATAAACTTCACCGATCTATACAAGAAAGTAGATATTCCAATCATTCTCAATGATACTACTCTTGCTGAAGATTATGATGGTGATTTTGAGACTAGAAGAAATATACTTCTTACATTTGATTTCACAGCCAAGACTTACATATATGGACCCGAAAGAACTTCTAAGATTATTAGCGATACAAATATTCGGAATTGGGATTATCTAGTTGGTAAGTCAGGCGCAATGGAGTTTATACAAACAGGAGTATGTGGTGGCATATCTGGATACACTTCAGGATCAACATACGACACATACAATTATAAGTATGAACTAGGTAATTACGGAGTAACAGGAGCAATAGATACTTACGGGAATTACATTGGTCCCACATATGGATAGGATAAATTATGGATGCTAACAAAAATCTAGCAAAGGCATTAGGCGTGGAATTTGAAGAAAATAAAAATAAAGAAATAGTTCGCAAGAAACCAACTGAAATTTCTATAGATCACAAGGACATAAAAGATCCTGATCTTAAGAGAGACTATCTTGTAACTAGAAAGAACCTGATGGATCTTATCGATAATGGTAAGGACGCCATTCGGGGTATTATGAATGTAGCAGAAGAGGGTGAGCATCCGCGAGCATATGAAGTGGTTGCTCAACTCATTAAGACTGTTGCTGATGTGAATAAGGATCTCATTGAGATTCATAAGAAAGTCAAAGATGTAGAAGTCACCAAAGTTGAAAATAATGAAACAACAAACAACTCTATCTTCATAGGCTCAACATCAGAACTACAAAATCTGATCAATGCCGGCAGAAGCACCAAGAAGGTTGTTAATGAACTAGTGGAAGAATCAAAGGATGACGGATAAGAAAAATGGATATCTAGGAAACTCCAATCTTAAAGAGTCTGGGGTTGAGCAAAACTTCACCAAACATCAAGTCACTGAATATATGAAGTGCGCTCAAGATCCAAACTACTTTATTAAGAAGTATGTGAAGGTTATATCTCTAGATGAAGGTTTGATCCCATTTGAATTATATGATTACCAAGAAGATATCATAACTAAAGTTCATAACAATAGGTTCGTAATTGCGAAACTACCTAGACAGAGTGGTAAGTCAACAACTATTGTTGCGTATATCTTACATTATATTTTGTTTAATCAGTCAATGACTGTTGGTATTCTTGCCAATAAGCAAGCAACAGCCCGTGAAATTCTATCTCGTTTACGACTTGCTTATGAATATCTACCCCTATGGTTACAGCAAGGCATTCAAGAATGGAATAAGGGTTCGATTCTATTAGAGAATGGATCCAAAGTTCTTGCTTCTGCTACGTCATCGTCTGCCATTCGTGGTGGTTCATTCAATATGATCTTCCTAGACGAATTTGCTCACGTTCCAAATAACATTGCCGAAGACTTCTTTAGTTCGGTATATCCTACGGTAACATCTGGACAGAATACCAAGGTGTTGATGGTATCGACGCCAAATGGTTTGAATATGTTCTATCATTATTGGAAACATGCGATCAAACCAATTGGAGAGCCAGGCAAGAATGAATACGTTCCTATTGAGGTCCATTGGACAGATGTTCCTTTATATCCAGGCGGACCTCTTCGAGATAATAAGTGGAGAATAGAAACGGTTGCCAACACTAGCGAACAGCAATTCCAGTCAGAGTTTGAATGTGTTGGTGGAGATACCAAAGTCAATGTTAGAGATAAAGAAACAGGAGAAATAACAGAAGTATCGATGAGTGATTTATTTGAGTTCGTATGTTGAATGTGAGTTTATTGGATTTATATATACATTATGATATACATTTATTCACTAATATACCAAAACAAAATCTCTTATGTTGGGATCACAAAAAACCCAAAGGTTAGAAAACAACAACACAAACGAGAAAAACCTCTTCCTCATGAATTTAAAATAATAGAGAGTGTAGATGATGTTCAAACTGCAACAGAAAGAGAAATATCATTGATTGAAAAATACAATACTATTATTAATGGTTGGAACATATCGCCGGGTGGAGACTATGCTTTAAATTCTGGATACAAACGAACAGGAATAGGTGGAGTGAAAAGGGGACAAACTCCTTGGAATAAAGGAAAGTCTGGTTGCTTTTCAAATGAAACTATTGATGCTATGAAAAAAACCAGAGCGGGAAGAATTTTCAGTTCAAAGGTAAATGAAGATATCGTAAAACAAATTAGAGAACGATTCGTAAATCATCCTATTATAGAAGGTGTTGGAAAAATCCAACCCAATGGAAAAGTTTTAACACAACAGAGAGCATTTTCAAATAAATACCACAAAGAATATAACATAACAAACATTTCTCTTTACAATATTATGATTGGTAAAAGTTGGTCGAAAATACAGTAAATAACAAATATGAAATACTAACTCCAGATGGTTGGAGGAACTTTGTAGGCGTTCGTAAGTCTACAGGTTCGTCGTATATAAAAATAACAACCAAAGATAATAGTGTGAAATGCTCTATCGATCATCGTGTTTTAACACAAGATGGATACAAAGAAGCATCATCTATATCTAAAGGTTGTTCTTTAATTACAGACTGCGGCCCAGAACAAATAATTGATATAGAATCAATAGAAGAACCGTTAGACTTATATGACGCCATAGAAGTAGACACCCACGAATACATCACCAACGGTTTCATATCGCATAACTGTGACTTTATTGGTTCTACAAATACTCTTATATCATCACATAAAATTCATTCCTTGGCTTGGGTAAAACCAAAGATTCAAAATTCAGATGGACTTGCCATCTATGATGATCCAATCGAAGGACATACCTATGTCATCACTGTGGATACCTCCAGAGGACAGGGAAAGGACTACAGTGCGTTCTGTGTTATAGATATCACAGACCCCCCATATAAAGTTGTAGCGAAGTATAGAAACAACCTTATTTCTCCAATGGTGTATCCAACCGTGATTAAGAGACTAGCAGAGCAGTTTAATAATGCTTTCTGCCTTGTAGAGATTAATGATATTGGTGGACAGGTAGCAGATGTTTTGTACTCTGATCTTGAATATGAAAACGTATTGATGACATCCCATCAAGGCAGAAAAGGTCAAACCATTAGTGGTGGTTTCGGTAAGGGTGGAGTTCAATTTGGTGTTAGGACTTCTCAGGTTGTGAAGAAACTAGGCTGTTCTGTTCTCAAGAGTCTGTTGGAAGAGGACAAGATGATAGTAGAAGATCAAGATATCGTGAACGAACTCACCACGTTCGTGGCAAAAAAGCAGTCATATGAGGCAGATGATGGACACAACGATGATTTGGTTATGTGTTTGGTTTTATTTGGGTGGTTAACAAGGCAGGAATACTTTAAGAATCTCACAAACATAGATGTTAGAACTGATATTTATCAGGACAAGATTGATCAATTAGAAGAAGATATGTCTCCTTTTGGTTTTATTGATAATGGTAGTGAAGAAGATGGTGTTTGGGATGGAAAAGATCGTTGGTTTTCTGATAAAGATGATACTAAGTGGTAGTCTTCCTAAATACATAAAAGTATAAATAAAGAGAATACGAAGCGTATCTAAGGAGATAGAAAATGGCATTTACTTTAAGTCCCAGTGTTAGCGTTACCGAGCAAGACTTCTCTGGTATCGTATCGCTTGTCGCTACAACACCTGCTGCCTTTGTCGGTCGTTTCGACAAGGGACCAGTTAATACAAGAACCCTTATCAGTAGTGTTAAGGAACTTCAAGAAACCTTTGGTACACCAAGCGTTGAGCGTTATGGCTCTGATTGGTGGACCTGCTATAACTTCCTACAATATGGTAACAACCTTACAGTTGTAAATGTTCCATCAGGAGGAGCAACCTCGGGATCTGTTGGTTTGACCGCAAGTTTTCCTGCGCCAAATGCCGGCACTTACTTCACCTTTAGAAGTAAGGACGAAGGCGCACAGGTTAATGGCGCTCTTGAGATTCAAGTAGTATCTGCTGGTATGACATATTCAGCAGGAACAATCACAGACCCCTTCTCCTTTAGACCACAAACTTCGTCTTATGCTGCCCGTTTCGGCGCGACCATGGACGAAATGTCAGTCGCAGTCATCGATCGAAGAGGAACATACGGACCAAGTGGTTCAGTTCTTGAAGTCTTTGAAGGAATGAGTCAAATCATCAACGCAGTTGATGATAACGGAACTGCCCTTTACTACAAGTATGTTCTTCAAAATTCTGACTACATCAAGATTGCTACTGATGTCGGAGAGTTCCAGAGTTTGTTTGGTTCATCTGGTGGATATAGTGGTAACATAGGCGGACAAGGACTCACTCTCGGTGTAGATGTCACAGTTTCATCTGCTGACCTCGACGCAACTGGTACTCTTGTTGTAAGTAAAACTAACTTCGCAAGAGTTCCTCTTGACGCACATGTGGCACTCACTGCCGCACGCCAGGGTAATGTTGCTCCATACACATATACTATTCTTGGTGGTGCTTACGGTACTCCACCCACAGATTCATCGCTTGTTAGGGCTGCTTGGACAGAATACTTTGGCGATCCTGATGTTGCTGATGTGAGTATTCTCATCGCAGGAGACGCAGATAATGAACTCAACCAACATGTCGTCGATCTAGCAATCACTCGTAAGGATTGTATGGCAGTCATCTCTGCTCCAGTAGCCGGAGCCCAGAGTTCTACTGGAGCAGCCCTTATCAATAAGGCGTTACTTTCAGAAGTAACTGGACAGTCAATCCTAGATTATAGAAACAACACTCTCTTGAGAGATACATCATACGCTGCGATAGATGGTAACTGGAAGCAGCAGAACGACAGTTACAATGGTGTTACCAGATGGCTTCCGCTAAACGCTGACATTGCTGGACTTATCGCAAGAACAGAAACCGACTTCGGTGCTTGGTTCTCGCCAGGTGGATATGCTAGAGGAAACATATTAAATGTTAATAAACTAGCATTCAGCCCATCTAAGGCACTAAGAGATCTCATCTACTCGGCTGGAATCAACAATGTAGTAGCCTTCCCTGGCTCTGGTACAGTTCTCTGGGGAGACAAAACTCTCCAAACTAAACCAAGTGCCTTTGATAGAATCAATGTCCGTCGTTTGTTCAACGTCCTAGAGAAGTCCTTTGCTACATCAGCAAACTATATTCTATTCGAGCAGAACGATTCGTTCACTAGACGTAGTTTCGTGAACCAAATTGATCCAGTTTTACGAGAAGTTCAGAATGGAAGAGGTATCGAAAATTACAGAATTGTATGTGACGAAACCAATAACCCAGGCTCAGTTGTAGATAGAGGTGAGTTTGTATGTGATATCTTTATACAACCAACTAAGAGCGTTCAGTTCGTCAAACTCAACTTCATCGCAAACAATTCTGGATCATTCTTCACAGAAGGTTGATACATACTTAGAACAAAGGGAGAATTAGATGTCATTAGGAGATTTTACAAGTAAATTTGGTCAGGGTATCCGACCTAATCTATATCAAGTTACATCGAGCAGCGGTTTAACGATCACCGGCGATGAGGCGTTACTCATTAAAAGTGCTTCAATGCCTTCTGCTTCACTTGGTGTTGTTACTATTCCCTTCAAAGGAAGGGAAGTAAAGAGAGCAGGGGATAGAACCTTTACCGACTGGACAATTAGTGTTCTTTGTGATCAAGAAAATGCTATTCATGAGAAGTTTATCGCCTGGTCTGAGAGTTTTTACTCACTAAATGATACTAATAGAGGTCTAGCATACGCACAGTGGACAGTAGTACCACTTAG